CAAGTGTTGTTTCTGTAGTTAAAAACAAGGGTAGTATTTGGGTAAGTTTGATAAAGAGCTAATGAAGAAGAGTCAACGTAATTCCAATAGACAAGTTCCTTTTCGAAATCTCTTACGCCATGAACGAAATTAGGACTGTTATTTCCAATTTGAAAGCTAAACACAGTCTCTGGTATCTGTTCGTCTAGTCTTGTCAAACCGTTGGCCGATGCCTGGATGATTCCTCTATCGCTTACAGCCATCACTCCATGATCAAAAATGATAGGACTAAAAGTACTGACTGCACCAAAATCAGAAGACACACGCTCGAAGATAAAGGGAAGTCCATACTCTCCTATATAACGTAATTGCCAGGTTGAGTACTCAAAGAACACAATCAATGTATTTCTAAAGAAAGCAGCAGAGACGATAGATTCGTTGGTTGGTGCATCAATAAAGCCACCACGTCCATATATATCAGTTCTCCAGCCATTGGTTTGATCTGTTGGATCTCCAAGTTGGCTAAATCGGCATCTAGCAAAGAAGTTGGTAGCACCTGTATAAGTTGCGCTAGTCAAACCTTCCCATGTATTTAGCATTATCAACCTTCCGTAATAAGGAATAATGATTAATGCTTGCCACAGGGTAATGGTTGAAGTTAGAAGGGGTTGAAGTGCTATCCAATTACTGTTATTATAATAACGAATTGGATTATAAGTAGGTGCAAATATGTTTATATTGTTATTTGTAACGAAGAAATATCGTAAATCTGCGGTAGCTCCCTGGAAATTACAGCCCCAAAAGAAATCAGTATTAGTTCCTGTCCATGTTGTAGGTGTAGAAGAAACTAATTCCTGAAATCCTCCTACATATTGATAAGCATAAACAGTATCAAAAAATATAGTCTGATCAATCCCAAGACTAGCAACGTCTCTTTTGCAGATTCCCATAACAGGAAGACCGGGAAAATAACTAAAGGAAGCGGTTGCAGCAGTTCCACTAGATGCAGTTGTTGTTAGAACAATTGCTCCGCTTGTATAGTTGACTATTCCTGAATTTCCTGGTGTAACACTGGTCAATGTACCATTGGACTGATCAGTGAAAGTTATTCCTCCAATGGTAATAACTATTGTTCCGACTGATAGCTGAGCGTATGTTTCTGAAGAAGAAGTAACAAAAGATAAAAGATCAAATGATCGAGTTGTTCCAACATTTAGACTGGTAAAAACCCTGGTAAGTCTACCCATTGGTACAGAACCATCGCGTTTCTTTACTCTATCACGCCAAACATAAGCATTTTCAAGAGTAGAAAAAGCCTCATTGGCGATCATAAGCGGTTTCTTATCGGTTGTTAGACCGCCGCCAGGATACCCTCCTATGAGAATCTGTTGAAGTGGTTGCATTAAAAACCTATTGCGAACCAGTAAAAGCCACCACCAGCATAGGCACCAGAATTTGTGTTGAATACCCAACTAAATCCAGATTCTGATACATTTTTAACGGATGCTACAGCTACACCATTGGGAATAGGTCCACCTACCCAATAAGGTGTTGTTAATACAGTGAAACAATTATTTGGAAAAGCAGGTGAAAACGTCACGGGACTAGTATCGGTAATATTAGCAAAACCCCATTGCAAAAGTATACCAGCGCACCATACTAGACCAAAATCAGCTTTAATATTTCCAGTCATTTGAGCATTTGCACCAGCCAAACCATTTTTATTAAACAATTGCGGGTTTATGTTGTCAGGAATTGTAGGAATGAAAGAGTAAAGTTGATTAACTCCACTTATTGCAACTGGAGCTGTACCTTGTGTGACTTGATGAATAACTGTATGATATCCTGGAGGTGTGTTAGGAGGGCCAGGAACTCCATTGTTATTCACATGGTCAACGCCTAAAGTATCAAAAGTACCATCTAAGTTATCTCGTATTGTAGCCTTAGTCTGTCCTAAAGAAGAACCATCTGGAGGATAACCTTTATTGTAACTTGGAATCGACATATTAGACCGCCACGGTTGCAATAGGTTGAGTATCTTGAGGACGTTTTAGCTTTTTCCTAGCTTTTTCACTAAGTTTAACTTTTGCTGCATCTATCTTTTCTTTCAGAACTCTTTCTTTGCCTTTAATAACTACCATAATTTACCCTGTTGTTGATCGTCCTACAAACATACCACCACCCATATTTACTTTCTTATTGGGAGGCGTATACGGTTTCTTTTTCTTTTTAACGACTACTGTTACTTTCTTCTTCATATCGAGCCAAAATTTGAACCAGAACCGTTTTGACTATAGTTTTGGTTAAGTTGATCGCTGTAAATTGTCTGTATTTGTTGTTGTCCTATCTGCGCATAGGTTCTTGTTTCTATGATGTCGTAGCGTTCTCTAAGCATCTTGTCTATGAATATTACACCTTCGCTATCCATTCTATTTTCAAAGACTTTCTTAGCAGCACCAACAGATAGTATTTCCCACCATTCACTAAGTTCTGGATTGCCTGTTTGATCTGCTGCAAGTAATGCTTGGATAGGTTGTCTATAACATGTAAGTTCTATTGTATAACCTCTATCTGGTACAGGAGCAAGCGTAAATTGGTTTTGATAGAACATGATTGAAAGAGGAATAGAGAATTTTTTAGGGTTATATTGTATTTGAATAGGAGTTCCTTGAGGAATTGCCTCCGCAAAAATCAAACCTGTAATTTCTCCAGTCTGATAATTGATGGTTGCGTTTCCTGGAGTATCAGGAGTAGATGAGGCATACTGTCTATAGTAAGTCCAACCATACTCTTGATTAGTGCTATTAGATGTCTGAAATATTTGAATTAGATTACCCTGACCATCATCCGTCACATTTTGTGTTTGTCCTACGCCATTAACACCGATCGCGTTTGCTGTGATAAGAATATTCTGGACTCTTCCCTGAGGGAAGTACAAACTAGAATTGCCTTGAGGCCCAGGATCGTTATTAAAGCTAGCGACCAAAGGAGATGCTGTAGTAAATCCACTATATGGCCCACTTGAACCATCGCTATAATCGAAGTTTGTGTATTGCTGCCAGTTGTAATTTACTCCAAAGAAATTCCATGGATCAGTGAAAAGTTTCAACTCTCTCTTTGCGCAATAGCATGGATTATCGACGGTTATATAAAGTTCACTATTGAAAGGATATATTTCCTGCCCTACATTTGTCGTAAATGTATATATGTCCTTTAATTTCAACGACCTAAACTTAGATGGAAGATCATAGCTATAAAAGCTATGCATCAATCCAACGATATATGCATCTGTGTCTTGAAAATTATTATTAGACGCCACCAGTCGCCTAGTCTTAGCAATAGCTGTCTTAAGTGTTGGAAATAGAGGAAATGTAGGGACAAATGTTGGTGCTGTCATAATAATGGTTGGTTATCAAATGCATCTTCTAGAGTCACATATCCTGTACCCGGGGGAATTCCAGATCCCACCGGGACAGCTACACAAGGTATCTGGGGATCTTGTGTATATATAAACGGATAGAATTGTAAACTGTCTACTGCAATCGTCGCTGTATCAGCGGTAATTGCGATAATTCTAGCCTGTTGATTATTCAACTGAATCATACCGTTTGCTGGAGGGATGCGAAAACTAATCCACTCTCCCAACGTAAAATAATGATTAGTCAAAAATGTCACGACAGCAGAACTTGCTTGCGTGATATTTGTCACATAAACCAAATTAGGAACAAAAATATATGGTAAAAAACCATTCACAGAACGTCCATAGGTGTAAATCTAACTCTAGAAACAGTGTCAAACGATCTTGGGGGTTTTCCTCCAACAGTAGGAATTTCAAGATTATATCGTCTAACTTTTCGTTTTGTGTTATTTAAATGCTTTACAATTCCCATTGGCATATCACAAATTTCCCCATGAATCAATTTTATGATTTGAATAGATTCTCCTGGGTATTTTCTATAGGCGAATTCGAACCATCCACCTTGGGCATCAAGGAATTCGAACATACCCTTTTTTAATTTATCATCTGCTGCGCGACTTTTTTTCACTAATTCCTCTCTCTCGCTAGGAGGTAAAGAGTTTTTCATTTTCTTTTTTACTTCTCTGACTTCCATTGAATTTTCTCCTATTTAAGGGAGGGGAAAAATGTCCCCTCCCAATTTATTATGAATTTGTCACGTCATTATCAAAGTCAGCTTTAAACGCCATAACAACCATATTAGCGCTAGCTGCACCAACTACTGAAGTACCAAGATTCATCACGTATTGAGCATGATTATCAAATGCATCTTGTAAATTGGTTCCAGGAGGACTTTGAGGAACTGTTGCACTTCCGTTTAATGGAACTATCCCAGAACCTGCAGGAAAGCAATTTGGTGGAGAAGCACCAGCTGCAAAACTACTAGATGATGGATATATAAATGCAGTGAAACCTGTAGTGTTATAATCCAAGGTTATGGATGATTCACTAGCAGTATTAGTTACAGTCAAAACTCTTGCTGGGCCTGGTTTATTTCCTGAAACAGGACTAAAAGCATTTCCTGTTAAATTGCTCATTTGGATCATTCCATAAGGAGCAGGAATTTGGAAATCTACCATTTCACCGGGAGTGAAATCATTCGCTCTAGAAAAATAGACTTTAGCCTGTGTAGCTTGGCTAATAAATAGAACCTGTCTAGAACCAGGATACATAAACCCTGGGTAGACCTTTTGTAAGAATCCGGTTGTACCATTTCCATAAGAAGTCCCATATGCAGTAGCTGCTGTAGCTGCATAACCTAAGGTAATACTAGTTCCTGCACTTACAGCAGTAACTTGATATAAAATCCCACTAAGTTCTAGTGCTCCAGTAACATTAATAAGACGAACCAGATCTCCTACATTGATTCCAGCTGTATTAGCAGTAGAAACAACAAAAGTTGATCCGTTTACCGCTGTTATAGAAACTCTGGTATATGTAGGAGGGTTCGTTTGATCTATAAACGTAAACCCTCCAGTTGTACCAGTGGAACTAGAAAGCGCATTTGTAGTAACAGTTTGCGTCTGACCAATATAAGATCCTTGTGCCATAGAACTAAACCACTCAGATTCAATATTGGTTACAGCTGTAGTGTCACCCCAATTTGTTAAATTCTTTACAATTATCCAATTCGGCTTGTCCGTCATTGGAATATTCACAGCAACCGGACTCGCTGGATTTGTATAATTCCACTTACCGATAAAACTAAATGGTAACCCCATAAAAACCCTCCTTATATACCTGTGGAACGTAAATTTTGAATCCAAAGGTCGTTGGTGATGCATTGCCCTTGGTAGAACGAGCAACCAGCTGTGTGTCTCAACATGCATGGATCGTTGTTATATCCAGGAGGCAAATAAATAAACCTAGCTTTACCACCAGCTTG